GGCCTCGCGCAACTTCGCCCGGGCGATGGCGCACGCCTGGACGCTGGCCGGCAACGACATCAGCGGGCTCGACGTGGACACGCTGGCCGCCATCAATGCCGAGTTCGGCGAGGAATCGGAGCTGCTGCGCTTTGACAGCAGTCTCGACGACGCCGACATGAGCCTGGGTGAGCGGATGCAGTTGATGGCCGACACGGCGCGCTGTGTTGTCTGGCGCAGCGGCCAGCAGTGGACAGTGACGCGCGACCAGGCCAGGCCGTACCACGAACTGCAGCTCGACTATCGCAACCTCGCAGCCGGTGGCGATTCGGCGATCAGCTACGCCCCGCACTTGCCGGGGACGAATGATGCCGTCGAGATCGAGTTCACCGACCCGACGACGCAGGCCAAACGCGCCTATGTGCGGCTGAGCATTGCGAGCGGCGAGGTCCTGCCCGGCACTGGCACGAACCCGAAGAAGATCCGCCTCGCCGGCTGCGCCACGCAGTCCCAGGCCGAGAACCGCGCACACCTGGAGGCGCGCCGGCTGCTCTACCAGCGCATCAGCGTGGCCGACGATGCTCTCGCCGACTCGCTGACCCTGGGCCTGGGCTCGCTCATCCGCTGGGTGGACCCGAATGACTTCTACGGCGACGACGGGCTGCAGGCCGGCGAGGTCATGAGCATCGATGGCGACGTCATCACCACCAGCGAGCCCATCCATTGGGGCGACGCGACCGAGGGGCGCATCCAGTTCACCGGAGCCGATGGCCAGCGCCTGGGCACGCCCGTGCTGTGCACACCAGGTCCGGGCGCAGCGGCCACGCTGGAGGCGGCGCCGGCTGGCCTGTTTGTGGCCGGCGGCGACATCCAGTGCGGCAGCCGGTACGCGTTCGCGGCCGGGCTGACTGCTGCCGAGCTTGAGTCGGCGGGCCTCTACACGGTCACCAGCATCAAGCCCAAAGGGGACGGGACCGCCTCCCTAGCATTGGTCGCGTACTCAGAAAAACTCTACGAGCAGGATTGATGACCACGCCCACCAGCACCCCTGTACCGAGCCAGTCCCCCACCGATCTGCTGTTCAACACCGAGCAGCTGGATAAGGTGGTGAATTCCACCGCGCCCGTCTACACCGACCGCTTCGGCGTGCAGCGCAAGACCGTCGCGGGCATCGAGGCGACCACGGGCTACATGGTCCCGGTGGCCTTCGCCTCTGGGATCTCGGTCACCACCCCGCTGAAGACCGTCAAGTACAGCGGCGACGTGTACCACGCCGACCCGGCTGCGGTGCCGTTCACCACGACCGGAACCTTCAATTCGTCGCAGTGGTTCCTGCTGTCGAACATCACACGCGAAGAACTGGCCGCGACGACCGCCGGCAAGGGCGTGGCGCTCATCGGCGCCAAGGTCACGGGCGCGACCACGGATCGCACGCTGCAGGAGAAGGTTGACGAGACGCCTTCGGTGTTGGACTACGGCGCTGTCGGCAATGGCGTGGCAATCGACACCACGGCGCAAGATGCCGCAATCGCTGGCGCTGGCGTGGCCTTCTTCCCGCCGATGCACAGCTACCGCGTCGACCTGGGCAATGGCCTGGAGACCGTGCACGGCTGGAGCTGGCACTCGGATGAGTCATTCGCCGGCCAGGGCACGATTCACGTCACGCGCAAGACCTCCGGCAGCAAAGACGCGATCTATGCCGGCCACTACGGCACCGGCACCGGCTACGCGCTGCATGGCATCAGCTACGCGACGAACGGCTCCGGCATCGGCGGTGCCACCTGGGGCATCGGCGCCGGCGTCGTCGGCAACAAGCGCGGCCTGACTGCTGGAAACGGCGTGTACGGGTCCGCTGGCATCGACAACGGCCCGAATCAAACTGGCGTCTATGGCCAGTACACCGGCACGGCCGGCGGCGGCACCGGCGTTGCTGGCGTCAACGAGTCAACGGCCACCACGGGATCGGCTGGCTTCTTCTGGCGCAAGAACGGCGCGGGCCAGGCCGTCGAAGCGCTGCGCGACGGCAGCACTGACGGGCTTGCGATCTCTGCTGTCCGAAGTGGCAGCGGCGCCGGTGACGCCATCAAGGCCGAGTGCAGCACGACCGCAGGCGGTGCTGCCGTAACGGGTGTCCGCAAGGTGGGCGCGACGACCTACGCGATTGGCTACCTTGGCTACTACGATTCAGCGACCAGCGAGTCGGCCGGCCTGTACGCCGCGGCATTCGCCGGCACGACGCAATGGGCGATCAAGGCCGACGGCGCCATCCGCGCGACGGGCCTCGTGATTGCTGGTGGTGGCGTGCAGCCGCTGGCCGACAACGGCGCCAACTGCGGCGCCAGCGGCAAGCGCTGGAGCGTGGTCTATGCGGTGTCGGGGACGATCAACACCTCGGACCGCAACACGAAGCAGGACATCCGTTCACTGGAGGCCGCCGAGCTTCGCGTCGCCTCGCGGCTGAAGTCGCTGATCAAGGCCTACCGCTGGCGGGACTCGTGCAGCGAGAAGGGGGACGCGGCCCGGGTTCACATCGGCTGGATGGCCCAAGACGTCGCCGAGGCATTCTGTGCCGAGGGGCTGGACCCGTCCCGCTACGGCATGTGGTGCGTCGACCGGATGGACGACGGCTCGCTGCGCCAGGGCCTGCGCATGGATCAGGTCATGGCCTTCATCCTGGCGGCGTCATGACTGCACCGGCCTGCGCCCTCACGCTGAACGTCTCGGACATCGCCGGGGCGAACGTCTCCGGCGCGGCCGTCACGGCCACGCTGAGCCACGCCGACGCCTATCAGGGGCTGGTGGTGAGCGGCAATGCCACGGGCACGACAAACGCCAGCGGGGATGTCACGCTGACGCTGTTCCGGTCGGCGCTGGGTGAGCTGGGCAGCTACTACACGCTGACCGCGACAAAGGCCGGCATCGCGCTGGGAACGCTGTTCGTGCGGCTGCCGAACGCCGACACGGCCACGCTGGCCACGTGCGAGGTCTCGCGGCGGCCGTTCCGCTATGCGGCCGGCACCAGTGGTGAGGTGGTCGGGCGCGTGCTGTCTGTCGGCGGCGTGCTGCCGGATGCTGGCGGCGATGTGCCGCTAAGCGCACTCCCGGTGGTGCATGCGACGGTGTTCGATCTTGAGGAGGCCGCGCCGACGCTGACCGCCGATCAGCTAGGTATCAGCCGCATCGATTCCAATGGCGTGCGCTTCCTGTTTAAGGACGCCACCGGCGCGCTTCGCGAGTTCCTGCTCCCGCTTGGGCGCCTGGACTACATGGAGCAGGAGATCGACGCATCTCGGTGGCCCTACTACCTGGACCCGTCTGCCGCTGACAACACCGCTGGGCTGGATACCGTCTTTGCTGCCGCAGGGGCCCGCGCCAACATCATCGGTCCGGTGACCGTGAAGCTGCCGGGCGAGTACCGCAGCAAGGGCAACCACGTCCTGAGCGGACTGGTCAGCATCTGGGTTGCCGACACCACCAGCTACGGCATCAAGCGCATTGAGGACCCGGACTACGTGGGCCCCATGCTCACGCTCATCCCCACTGTGGGCGGCAGCAGCGGAGGTCGGCTGCGGCAGAGCATCAAGTGCCTGCTGGACGGTAACCTGGCGCATGTCCACAAGTTCAGCGGCGCCGTCTCGCTGGGTAGCGACGTCATCACCGGCATCGACTCGGCACTTGTGGCCGCCATGCCCATCGGCAGCATCGTCGAAATCGAGGGCATGCCGGATTGGACCCGTAACACCCCGGCCACCACGCTGCTGGAAAAGCCATCCAGCACCTCGATCCGCGTCTCTGCTGTAGGGGTGCAGGCCAACACCGGCAAGCCCAACGGCATCTGGCGCGAGACGGTGAAATTCACCGCCACGGCCACCACCGGCAGCAAGGTGCTGGCAGTCAGCAACACCACCGGCATCAAGCGCGGCATGAAGCTGCTGGACAACACCCCGCACCATCTGGCGATTGATTCGGATGACGGCGGGTCCTACTCGCGCGTGGCGTCCATCGTTCCCGGTGTGAGCGTGACCATGGACCGCGCGGCGACTGCTGACGGCGCGTTTGACTGCTGGGCCTATGTCGAGCCGGATGGGGTGTGGGTGGTGGACGCCAACCAGGCCGTCGGCTACGCCAGCAACAAGGAATACGAGGCAGTTCAGTTCGATGTGCGCATCAACACCACCGGAGGCAACGGCATCACCATCGGCCGCGCACGCGACCAGATCAAGATCATCCGCCCCAGCAAGATCACCTCATCCTACGGCCACAACTTGATCGCCACCGAGAGTAAGGACAGCCTGTTTACGTTCGAAACCGGCACGCCGTGGAAGAGCGGAATCACCATGTCCGGCTCTGGCATCCGGTGGGGGGAAGGCGAGGCCTACGACCCGCGCCAGCCCAGCAAATACAAGATCATCGACGTCAGTGCCAACAAGGCCGACTTGTCGCACTACGACATGAACGGCATGTGCTCGTTCACCCGCGCGCAGCCTGGCGGCGTGCCGCTGACGCAATTGACTGCTGGCAACCACATGATGCACCCCAGCGACATCAATGTCGGCGGGGTGACGCCGGCCTATATCACAGGCAAGAATGGGCATGTCATCCACGGCAACGGGCTGGCCTTCATGTGTACCGACGGCGCGACCAACGGGAAGCCGGACTACCTCTTCCAAAGCGTGGGCGGGTCGCACTTCATCTGGACGGGCGGGATGATGTACGGCGACATTGCCGAGCCCGATTGCCCCTACGCCATTGCACCCTGCGCGGACATGCGCAAGATCCACGGCGAGTATTTCGACCTGGGCACGGGCGAGATGGTGAGCTTTGACGATGCCGGCCGGACGGACCAGACCTTCGTGCCGCTTTTCACAAGCGTCAACCCGGGCGACCTGACGGTGACCTACACGCTCCAGGAAGGCTGGGTCTCGGTCTCAAACGGTGCTGCTACCGCCACCATTGTGCTGGAGTGCACCCCAACATACACCACGGCATCTGGCGGCATTCGCATCACCGGCATGCCCGTGCAGCCCAGCGCCGAGGCCAGCAGCAACCCCATGATTTCAGCGGCCATCGATTCGGCAGGCTGCGATTGGGGCACGGGCTTCACCACGCTGATCGGCCGGGTCAAGTCCACCGGCACGCTGTCCATTGAGCGCCTCGGCGACAACCTTGCAGGCACGCAGCTGCTGCTTG